GACCGATTTACCGAGAACAGTGAAAGATGCAAAAAGTAGATTCATGATAACTGAAGAGGATGTTGTGAGATGGGATTACATGATAATTTAAAACCAGCAGATTATGCTGAATACTGTGATGAAATTCTGATTGAAGCAACAAAACTGGCTAGAGCTGACCAGGATGATGTCAGGAACAACCCTATGAAGTCAACAAATAAATGGATGGCTGAGCACAAAGCATTACCAAGAACTAATAAGATGAAAGCCATATCCAGATTTCCATTAATTGTTTGCCACCAGGCAGAACCAATGAGGAGGGACACAACTGACTTTATGAGGGGAATTGGTGAGGTTATTGAAGGTTTAAATGACAGAGGATATATAGAGGTTGGTGTGGTAGAGGGTATCATGCTAAGGTGCTTAAAGTCAGCAGTAGGGCAGCTTCGCTCAAGGTTTACTGAAAAGGTGGATAAGCTCAAGGAAATGGCATATATGGATTATGATGAATACAAGCTGACTGATGCTCAGAGGAAAGAATTCAGAGGTTCATACCACTTATCACTGGCAAACATGGATGCAACAGAGATGAAGGTCCTTATGGAGAGGGGAGTTATGGCAAGGAGGGAGAGGAAACTAGCTGATCAATCTATATTAGACAAGATGGCCGAGCAGAAGACCTTTATCGATATTGATGTCGACACAAGAGACATAGTGGATTTCATGAATAAAGGTGTGGATGATATGTTAGAGTATCAAGGAAGATTTAAGAAAAATCCTTACATTAAAAACATAGAAGATGACATGGATAATATTATGTCCAAGCATGGATTCACATATGCAAATAGGCCAAGTAAACAATTTGTTGACTGGTTTCAATCAACAAAGTTATATTGGAGTCTGAAACTTGTATCTGAGGTCTGTGCAGAATTAGCAATGTCTAATGCAGGATGGATCAACCTAGATAAAGGTGATTTTATATTAAAGAAGTTGAGCTCATTTGATGTCTACCTGTTTATAAAGCCTTATGGCTCAGTTAAGAACATGTATTACTGGCTATACATACCTTATAGCTCAGGTATAGAGATTACAAGTAGTACATTATTCAAGAAGGTGTATAAAGGAAAGTTTGGCTGGTGGACAGAATCAGAAACAATCAACAGGCATAAAATAGCTCATTTTATGTGTTGTGAAGAACGAATAATGTTGTATTTTGCAGCTTGGCTAGACATTTATTCTGCTTCCATAGACATTAAAGATGTGCTGTACACAGAAGCGAAAAAGATGTTTGCAGTTCAATTCATACTATATATGGATCATAAAGCTCATTCAATTGACTCATTTCAATACACGAGGTATTTTTATGCTGAGTTGATTAAGGGTAAAAAGACAAACAGACCTAATCCTCTGAAGGTGATGGGAAGTATGGCCCCTGGCATAAGATCAAGAATGGGAGCATTCTTCA